GATTCTGGCGCGAGGCATTGAATGAACTATCTTGATGCCCAAAAAATATTGAACTCAGTCCGGGATGGTGCTGATTACCCGGTTGACCTTATCAACAAAGCACTGGAAATGACAGGTGACATCAGTGGAAACGAATTCGAAAAGCTGGTTGCTGGAATGCGAAGCACGGGAGTGGCTGACACGCTTCAAAAAACGCAATCTGGAGTATGGTGTGCACGAAGCGAGGGATTGGTGGTCATTGACGATCCGGGACATCGAGAAACGCAGGGGCAAACAAGCGGCAGATCAACTGCGGGATGCGATGAATGAGGCGCGCCGCACGAGTGGACGGGAATCAGGCCGAAATCGTTGACGCATTGAGGCGTGTTGGCGCAAGCGTTCAATCCCTTGCGGCAATCGGTAAAGGCTGTCCTGATTTGCTTGTGGGGTACAACGGCACAACCTACTTGATGGAGGTGAAAGACCCAACCAAACCGAAAGCTGACATTCAACTTACACCAGATCAGCGCACATGGCACAGCAAATGGTGCGGTTCAAACATCGCAGTTGTGTATGGCGTTGAAGGCGCATTCAAAATTTTGGGGCTAATGAAATGATGGATTTTTATGACATTCACGAATCTGAAATTGAAGATTTGAGGGCACAAGTGCAAGCTGAAAAGCGATACAACGCACGGCTAACGCGTAATCCTGACTGCCGCGATCCCGATCATCCCGGCTGTTCAAGCTGTATGGAGGATGACGATGAGGAATGAAGTCAAACAGATTGCTCAAGCATTAGGGTTCAACACAGAGCACAAAGCAACCAACATCATGCTTGAACGCTTTTACGATCAAGTTGCCGCCGCAGAGCGTGAGGCGTGTGCGAAGGTGTGTGAAGACATGAGCGACACCGAAGCCAACATGAATAAAACATGGCGCAATGGATGCCGTGATTCGGCAAATGCCATCCGAGCAAGGGGACAAGCATGAAACCTGAAGAAGCCGCACAATTCATTCGCAACAACGCTGATGCCTATGGTGTTGCCAAAGGTGAGCGAATTTACATTGAAGAATTCCGCAAATCAAAAAAAGCATTGCTGATGAAAGATGCTTTGGTGCGCGGTATTGAGGCCGCTAACGCACAAGAGCGCGAAGCGTATGCCGACAAAGAATATCGGGCTTTGCTGAAAGGTCTTGAGGCCGCGATCAACAAAGAAGAAAGCCTGAAGTGGAAAATTGAGGCGGCGCGGCTAGACATCGAAATCTGGCGCACGAGACAAGCAACCGAACGAACACTCATCAGGTCACACGAATGAAATGCCCTCAATGCGGAACTTGGGTAATGGTCAAAGAAACACGCATGACGAAAGATAACACCCGCAAACGCAGGTATGAGTGCGCTAACACACACAGATTTTCGACCTTAGAAATGATTTTGGTACAGGAAAATAAGCAAAGTGAACAACAAGCCAAACGCAAATGAACGGCTACACCTGAGTCGAATCAAAGAAATGGCTTGCGGCGTGTGTGGGGCGGCTGGTCCATCTGACGCTCATCACGTTGAACAGCACATGCAATACCTTTGTATTCCATTGTGTAAGGATTGTCACCAAGGCAGTCACAACGGGATTCATGGGCGGCGACACATTTGGAACGTGATGCGGAAAAATGAAATGTCGGTCTTGAACGATACGATTAGACAGCTTACAATGACATAACATTGGAAGGGCCATCATGGTTAAATTCACCGCAAGCATTGAAGCGCAGAAGCCTGATCCGGTAATGGATTTGACTATGTGCCTGTTGAACAGCGTCACGGCCACGCACATTCAACATTGGGTTACTACAAGCAACTCACAGCACATGGCACTAGGCGATTTTTATGACCAGATCAGCGATTTGGTTGATGAATTTGCCGAGTCATTCCAAGGCGTGTATGGCGTTTTGACGAAATTCCCAACAACCTATGAATTGCCATTCACTGACCCGATCACCTACATGGCTTATCTTCAGGCCGAACTCAAGCGGTTACGTAGAGCACCAGAATTCCCCCAAGACAGCGAATTACAAAACAGTTTGGATGAAATCGCAACGCTGATAAACCGGACAAAATACCGGCTTGAACGCCTCAAATAATCAACAAGGACAAGACATGACAAAATTGAAAATCGTTTATCGCGACATCAAAGACCTGATCCCGTATGCACGTAATGCCCGTACGCACAGCGATCTTCAGGTTGCTCAAATTGCCTCCAGCATCAAAGAATTCGGATTCACTCAACCGATTCTGCTGGACGGCAAAAACGGCATCATTGCTGGTCACGGGCGGTTTCAGGCGGCTTTCAAATTGGGTCTGACGGACGTGCCCACGATTGATTTGTCTCATCTGAGCGAATCGCAAAAGAAAGCCTACATCATTGCTGACAACAAACTTGCGTTGAACAGCGGTTGGGATGAGCAAATGCTTGAACTGGAAATTCAAGATTTGCGCGAGGCCGGGTTTGACATCGACATTCTTGCGTTTGACCCGTCCGAACTGAAATCAGTTGATGTTGATTATTCGGTCTTGGACGATGAGCGCATCGATGACGAACTTGCTGACATGGCCCAAGGCGTGCGTAAGGCAATTCAAATCGAATTTGAGCCAGACCACTATGAAGAAGCAACCGACCTTGTGAAGTGGTGGCGCGAGCAAGGCGGCTATGTGGGCATGATGCTCATCAATCACCTGCGTAATGAAAAAAACAAACTGTCTGAGGCAGAGTGAAGTGTTTTTATCTGGTGGGCTATCACGGTTGCGGGAAAACCACCCAAGCAAATCTGCTTGAAAAAGCATACCCGCAATACAACTACATTGGCGGCAAGGCAGGGCTAGACGCAATCCCAAGTGTGGCGGCTCTCGCCAAAGAAGTGCGTGAAAGCACTGCTGACATGGTTATTCACGGCTGTATCTTTCAGACCGAACCGACAATCATGCGATTGTCCCGGATGACCAAGCTGACAGTGATCGTGCTTCATTCAACGCCGAACAACGTCAAGGCCCGAACATTACAGCGCGGGGCGGCTGATTACAACCACAGGAAATTTGAAGCCCATTACAACTTCATCAAGAAGTTGCCCTACATGAAAAAGTATTATCCGTTTGGCCTTGAGATTGTGGATAACAACAGGTCAATCGGGGAAGTGTTTGCCGATCTGAAAAAGATATGTGCGCCATCATAGGTTTTATCTGCTCTGAACCGAACGTCAACGCAATCCTGACGTTGAAACGGGTTTTCATTGAGTCAAAGATTCGTGGCATGCACGCCTACGGGTATTCAATGGTTGCCAAAGACGGAAGCAAAATGACAGCCAAAGGTCCGTCACTCAAAACGCTGTTACAAACCATGCCCGAATCTCCCCGGCTTTTGATAGGTCACTGCCGATACTCGACCAGCGGCGATTACAAAGACAACAACAACAATCAACCCCTGACCTATGAAGGCGAAAGCCTAGTGTTCAATGGCGTGATCGATATGCGAACCAAGGCCGAAATGGAGCGTGCCTACGGCATCAAGATGCTGTCGGACAACGATGGTGAGATCATGCTTCAGTCCAAAGACCGGATGGCCCTGCTCAAAACAGACATCACATATTCTGGCCTTGTGCTTAAAACCAACGCAGTGCAATTTTTTCGGAATGAGGGTAGACCGGGGTACAAGGCAACCCGTTTCGGGGCCACCTACGTGGCATCTACTGCCGATATTCTGCGCCGATGCAACTTGAATCCCGAGGTTTTGACGCCGCACGAGGTGCACGAATGGACAGTTTGACCGAATATCTGCGGTTTCACCGCGAATCGTCTGCGGCAAACGACATCGACCCGCAAAACGATTGCCTTGAGTACATCAGTGATCGATACGAACTCAGCATGGAGCAACGCTACTGGCTGGCTTTCCTGTTCGCAACTTGTTACTGCGCCCCAACTGTTTTTTACATCTACAACGAATTCCCGGACTACCAAAACGTGGACGTGGGGCGGCTTGAACGCTGGTGGGCCGCTAACAGGCAAACCTTGGTGTTTCAAACAGACCGGGCGCGAGTGCGAAGCAACAACGAATTCGTAAACTGTTTCAAATCGTACCGGGATATTGTTGGCAAAAACCAACAGGCATATTTCAACGCGAATTTCAAGGCCAACACGCCTGTTGAAACCTACGTCAAAGCGTTCAACCGGATGAGCAACATCCATTACTTTGGCCGTTTCACGATGTTCATCTACCTTGAGATGGTTTCCGTGTTGACCGACAGCAAGATGATCCCGAACACGCTCGATTTGAGCAATGCCGAAAGTTGCCGCAACGGATTGGCCTTGGCGATGGGCCGCAAAGACCTATTCAGCCATTTCGAGGACAAAAAGCTGACACGGGATGACTACCAATCGCTTGAAAACGGGTTCAAAATCATTACTGAGCGCGTAAACGCGATGCCTATACGCCATCAATCGATGTTCAGCATTGAAACGACACTTTGTGCTTACAAAAAAGTGAAGCTGGGCAAGCGTTATGTGGGCTTTTACATAGAGCGAATGCGCAAGGAAATCGAAACCATGCAAAAAAACGTACCGATTGGCGTAGATTGGAGCGTTTTGTATGACTTTCGCAAGAAAACATACCACCCAAAGTACCTGAAAGAAGCCAAATGAAACAGGTTGAATTGGTCAAAATCCCTCACAACGTCAAGATTGGCGACAAGTGCGGCGAAATAGCACCCAACATCGTTGACGACACGATTTTCATGGTCGATGGTCAGCCTGTCGGGTTTTACTTAAAGCAGATTTCAGGCAAGCTGGAGCAATTCATCAACATTGCCAACGCTGAACTGCTTTCAGACCGAGTCCCGAAATCAGTAATGCGCCGTTCAAGCGGCTTAACAAACGCTGAAAATGAAGTAGAGCAATACAGCACGATCATCGGCTCATGCCCTCCAAAGCCCCACATGAAGCGGCCTTACCCCACGATGTCGAGCGTTCACCAAGTCAAAACGGCTCAGACCTTTGTCAAAGCGATGTTGCTGGCGTGTAGGGAAGCGGAAGCGGTCATTAAGGAAATCACCCCGTCAATTTATGACACTCAGAAAAAAATCATTAGCGAAAAAGTACCACCTCAATGGCGGTTCAGTGAATTGTTCACCTCAAGCATCAGCAATTTCAACATCTCAGCCCCATTTCACCGGGATGCTGGCAACCTTGAGGGATGCGTCAACGTCATCATCGCCAAAAAGCAAAACGCGAGAGGCGGCAACACAACTGTCCCAGACTACGGCGCAACAGTTGATAGCTGTGACGGCTCGATGCTGGTCTATCCAGCGTGGCGAAACGTACATGGTGTAACCCCCATAGTGCCCACCCAAAAGGGGGGCTATCGGAACAGCCTAGTGTTCTACCCACTCAAGGCATTCAACAACTATTGGGATTAATATGCCAACAGCCCCATATAACACTAAGTGCTCAATGCTTGGGTGTCACAACCCCAAAAGCAGGATGAACAGCTTATGTATGGAGCATGGAGGCAGGGACAAATATGAATTCAAGTATGACGCAGACAAGATAACACCTGAGACAAAGGCGTTCAATGCCGAGTACAGCACCCCATTTTGGCGGCAGACGCGAGCATTGACACTGAGCAAGCAACCCTTGTGTCAAGCCTGTCTAACCCGTGGGATAGTCACGGCATCAAGCGAGGTTGACCATGTATTCCCTTGGAGCAAATTAGGTAAGGCGGCTTTCAGGAACAACGTGTTCCAAGCACTGTGTAAGCCCTGTCACCACCATAAGACAGTCAGGGAGCAAAGAGGGTACATTGAGCACTACTTCAACAATCAAACCAAGGTCTACGACATAGGGG